AGCAATCATGGCCGTCATCAACCCCAAGCAGCTTGAGTCGGGAACGTTGTCCACGGACCATCCCCGGCATTTCAACCAGAACACTCCAATTGTGTTTGAGAGGTAAGCCATTTTCTCGAAACGCCTCGCTACCGAGCAGCTTTCCAGGCTTTCGGAGGCGTCCGCCCAATCGGAGACGGGCCTGTGGATTCCCGAGTACCACTCCCTCTCGCAAATCGACTCGTTCAACTCCCACTTCAAGGTAATCGCTGAAAGAGCGGAACGGGATGGAACCGATGTAGAGGACAGTCTCGGCCCGGATGAGCTGGCATGGATCTCGAACGAGTACAACATCTGCTGGTGCGATGATCGCTACTGGCTTGAGTCCTATGCCTACATCAACGCAGATGGAACTCTCCAGAGATTCGAGCCGAGAGCTTCCCAATCGATGCTTCTGGATACATGGGCCGAACGTGAAGAAGCTGGCAGGGCCATTGAGCAGCAATGGTTGAAAAGCCGTCAGCAGGGATTCTCTACAATCGCCGAGCTTGCCATCGCCAAGAAGTTGAACTTCGGTGTCGGCATCAAAGCCGCGATTGCTTCCTACGATCAGGACGCCTGCGAGCGCATGGGTGGCATGTGGGAGCTTGCCTTCAATGAGATGCCTTCGTGGATGAAGGCGAATCCAACTACGGACCGCGCGGCGTCGGTAAAAGCGTTTGGCGCAACGAACTGCCGTCTGACGTTCTACTCCGGCAAGAAAGCGGCCGGCATCGCTCGCGGCGACACGCCGTCGGTTATTCACATTTCCGAGGTCAGTATTTTCCCCGACGCATCGGGCGTGATTGAGAAGTCCCTGTTTCAAGCTGTTCACCCGTCCCCGAACACGTTCATGGTTCTGGAATCGACAGGGAACGGAAACACGGACTGGTGGGCAAAGACATGGTATTCAAGCCGGGATTACTGGGCGTCTGGAGGAGCTAGGTTGCAGCCGATATTCTGCCCTTGGTATGTCGCTGTAGACATCTTCCCGACGCCAACGTGGAGAGAGGACCACCCGGTTCCTGCGGGTTGGACGCCGACGCTGGTTGAGACGCGAAGGATGGTATCGAAGGCTGCGGAGTTTGTTCACCAGACGCCACTGCTCAGGAAGTACATGGGCGACGACTGGAGGATGCCGGACTTCCAAGCCTACTACTGGGAGCAGAGCTTCCTTGAGGCGCGGCGCAAGGGCGAAGAAAACTCTTGGCTACAGGAGATGCCGAACGACGATATTGAGGCTCTGAGGCCCAAGAAAGACCTCGTATTCAACCTGATGGAAGTCTCAAAGCAGGATGACGCGCGGGCTCCGTACTCGTGCTGGTCGATCATCGGTGAGCAGGTACAGGAGGGGTATCACCCCGACCCGGCAGACATCGACTACGACGCCGAACGGTTCCGCGTGTTCTATGACGGCAACATCACTGATCTGCGCGGCAGGATGGCAAAGACGTTCTGGTGGGAGATGGTTCCTTTGCGCCAGCCGAAGGAGTCGGGCATCGACCTGTTCGACGCGGAGCGAAAGTTGCTCATCTTCAAGTGGCCGGAAGCGGGGTACATCTACGGAATCGGCGTGGATAATTCAGGCGGGACGGGCAAGGATGGCACGTACATCTCCGTCAATGCGAAGTCGATTTACTCGGTTGAGCCGGACTTTCAGGCGGCGTGCTTCTGGACGAACCGCGTTGACCCTTCGCTGGTTCACCCCTACATCATGGCTCTGGTGTCGCTGTACAAGTCGGAGATGCCGCCGGGGAATGAGCCGCTGGTTGGGATCGAGCAGGTGTTTGGCTTGGGCGACACGCCGCAGATTCAGATGCTCTCGATGGGTTTCAACAAGAGGAACCTGTATCACTTCTCCCGGCTTGACGGCATGAATCCCGAGGCTGACAAGAGGAAGTCGAAGCGGCTAGGCTGGTACACAACGGAGTGGAGCCGCAACTTCATGCTGTCGATGTACAAGACGGCGGTGGAGAACCACTGGCGCAAAGTGAACGACCCGTTCCTGTTAAAGCATGAGATCCCGGCATTCCAGATTGACAAGACGGACGGCGGACGGACGCGGTGGGACCATCAAGACGGCAAGCGCGATGATCGCATCTTCGGCGACGGAATCAGCTACGTCATTTTGAACGATACCGAGTCCATGGCTAGGCGCGTGCAAGCAAAATTTGAAGGCGAAGAGGACGAATTGGAGATAGACTACGGTTATCCGGTGGGGATCAACTCCTCACTGGAGCAGATGATGGGAGCGGAACTGTGAGCCTGATAATCCTACCCGGCGAGCGCAAAGACGACTGGGCCTTCGAGAACGGCAAGGAAGTAGTCTGGTACGACCAGAACCCAGCAACCGGGCATGTGGTGATGACTTCGCCGATGACTCCGCACCGAATCGGCTACAACCGCCACAAGACGAATCAGCCGAAGGAAATGGACCGCGTGTTCCGCAAGTTGCACGAGCAGGAGCGCGAAGCCAACGAGAAGCTGATCGAGAAGATTTGGGCGCGGGGCCGGGCGCACTACGAGGCTCTGCGAGGCAGGCTCATGCAGCGGCTTACGGCCTCCGGCGTCAAGGAGTGGGAGAAGGCGTTCATCCGCGAAGCGTTGCAGCGGATGGCGGACCGCGACCACGCGAATCAGCAGAACACGCGGTACGGCGTCAGTTCGATGGAAGATGCGCCCGCTCCGCTTCCGGCAGCAAGAACGAAGGTGAACTAAGTGGAACAAGAGACGAGCTGGCAATGCCCAAATTACGAATCAGCAGACGACGTAAAGCATGGCTTCGTCAAGCGGTGCATCGACCAAGGCATCACATGGTATCGGGAGAGTAACCGCTCCACCAGCCTGACACGGGCGATGGACATTCTCGCGGGCAAGACGGGCGGCAAGGTCTCTACCAAGTGGGCCAACTTCACTACCGGCGACCTCAAGCGCGGCGTACTGGAGATTGTTGAGGCGCTCTCCGACATCCGGCCCTACTGGGGCTACTCGACCGAGAACAAGGCGTTTCTTGCCGAGTGCAACATGATGTCCAAGGTGGCTAAGTCGATCTACATGGAATCGTTTGTGGATCGCGCCATCAAGGATGCACTGCAATTCGCTGCCATCTCCGGCGCCGGGTTCATCTACCCGTTTTACTCGCGGTCGAAGTTTGGCATGGGCGATGGCGAGTTCGTGTTCATGGCGCTGGGACAGCCGGACGTGCTGCCAATTCAGTTGCCGCGGGGCCGGAACTACCAGAACGCCTACATCGTGACTCTGGTTGTCCAGACGGGCATTGCTGAGGCCCATGCAAGGTTCCCGGAGTTCCAATCGAAGCTCAAGCCTTTCGGGGAGAAGACCTATGCCCGGACGCCTTCCGGGAACAATGAACGCTCCTACGACCGCAACCGCTGGCGGATGCACCAGCTTGGCTCGAAGAAGGAATTATTTTGCGTCCCCCTCAATTCGGAAATCCTAACCCGCGCCGGTTGGAAGAAATACAACGAAATTGCGGTGGGGCAGGAGGTTATGGGTTACGACAAAGAAACCGGGCGATGTGAGTGGACCCGACTGGAAGGCGTCAATCTATTCCAAGACAAGGAAGTTTATCAGTACGGAACAAAAGGGTTCACGGTCAAGTGCACCAAAGAGCACCGCTGGGCCGTAAAGAGGCGCATCGGGAAATACAAGAAAGACGCATACAGCAACGCGCCTGAAATGCGGACGCTAGACGAGTGCACTCGACAGAAAACCAGGCTGATACAGGCCGCACCCGCTCCCGATGGTCCAGGATTAGATGCGATGGAGGTTGAGCAGTTTCTTGAAAGAGGAAACGCCGAACAGATGGTTTTGAAGATGACCTCAGGCGAGCGACGAGCGTTCATTGTGGGGATGCTCTACGGAGAGGGCCACAAGCGTCAGCACGGAGAAGGGCAGAGGGGAACCACTCAGTTCGCTCAAAATGTTGGCCCTGTCCATGACGCCATGAAGCTCGCGTGCGCTCTTGAAGGAATCGCAACTTCCAGCGGCAGAAAGGTTCTTGAGGAGCATCCGTGCCGGACATTCACCTTATTGCACAACGCAGAGCGTGGTTTGCAGAATCTGACCAAAAAGCTGGTATCCACTGAGGATGTGTGGTGCCCCACCACTGGGCTTGGTACATGGCTGATGAGGCAGGGCGATACCATCACAATTACAGGCAACTGCGACATCTACTACACTTACGTCCTCGACCTGAGAATCAACTACGGCGAAGTGGACGAGCAGGGCAACCCGGTACTCGGACCCGATGGGAACCAAATTGGTAAACCGCTGGAGATGGGCCAGGCGGGCACAAGTTGGGCCTACACAGTTCCTTACGTCGGCCAGATGATTACGCGCTTCGAGGGCGGCAAGAACGTCACGCGGCCGGCCACTGAGGACGATTGCCGGGTGTATCCCTACCGGCGTCTGCTGATCTCCTGCAATGACGCTCTGATGTACGACGGGCCCGCGTTCGACTGGCACGGCATGGTGCCCCTGGTGCCGTTCTATCTGGACGAATGGGCGTGGGAGGATACAGGGTTCTCGCTCTTCCAGGGCACGGCGAACACGCAGGACGCCATCGACGACCTGATGCGCTACATCTACCGCGTGGCGATGGCAAGGGCGAATCCTGGCAAGGTGTACAACACGGACATCACGACTGGAGACAAGCAAGGCAAGCTCACGTCACGGCAAGCGGAGTCGCTGGACCCGTTCGATCCCGGCATTGGCTGGGGAGTGGATGGCGACATCAAGGAGCCGGTGTTGCGTCCTCCGTTCCCGGAGTGGTGCTACAACATTCCCGAATGGGTGATGAAGATTGTCGAGTTCCTTCAGGCGAGCATCATGCGCCAGTTGGGGCACGACCAAATCAAGTCACTCGAAAAGCTCCGCGCCAACATCTCCGACCCGGAAAAACTGCTCGACGCCGAAGGCCCAACGGTGATGGGAACTTCGCGGTCGATGGAGCGCGGCTTTCGTGACCTGGCGAGGATCTTCCTGGGATTGGTCGTTCAATACATGCCCGTGGGAGTGCTTGCGGATTATGTCGGCGTAGATGCGATTGCGCCGGCAACCTTCGATTACAAGCCATACTCGATCATCCCGTCGCATCTTGAGGGCGAGCAGACAACGGACGCGGCAGGCAACCCGGTCGAGTCGGGAGTCACGGAGTCGGAACGAGCGAAGAATTTCCTTCGCAACATCCGCGTGAGCGTGACGCCGCACTCGATGCACTACATCGCGCAGGCGCAGAAGAAGCTCAACCTGCTGGCGCTACTCGGCAAGGGTGTACCGATTGACCCTGAGACGCTGGCAAACGAGTTTGACCTGTCGAACTGGGGCAGCATTGAAGGTTCGACGATCAAGGAGAAGGTGTTGAACTGGGCCAAGGAGAAGCTTACGGACGAGGCGCAGATTGCGAAGTTGCAGCACGCGCTCGGTCTGGACCCTCCCGACCCTGGAGGTAAGCCTGGGCCTAAGCCGGGCGCTCCGGGTTCCGGTGCTCCGGCGAAAAAGCCGGGGCAAGGGAAAATCAAACAGAAAGGCACAGCCAGCGGCGGAAGGGCCGTTGTGGCTACGACGTGAAGGAGAAGGAATGAAAACGGCAACGAAAATCACGCTTAACAGAAAAACGACATTCACGCCCGACATCAAGCAGACGGACGGCGGAAGAGCCTTGCTGACAGAAGCCTTGGACCTCATCCGGAAAGAGGGCAACGTAGGCGCACTGACGGCGCAGATCGGGCCGGGAGGTTCGATTGCCAGCCTTGTGTTCGTGAAGGAAGACAGGATTCCGGCCAACTCCGGCGGCATCGTCTTCGACAACGAGGGCGAGCTTGCGGCGGGGTCTGTCACCGTCGAAGTGTAATATCGCACGAAAATAAACCGGCGACGGAGTGGTCGCGTGGGAGCATGAAATGCACTATCGCAACGGACGTGAAGCGAAGAATGGCGACAAGATCGTGAAATTGACAGGCGAAGGCAAGGTGGAGGCTTTCGGCGTACTGCACAGCGCGGTACCCGGAAACGACTACTGCAACGGGAACATCGCCATCATTCAGGCCCCAAACGACTACGCCTGCATGGTCGATTGTCTCCATGTCGATGATGTGGCCGCAATTCTCGCCGAAAAAGGGTTGGAAAAGCGACCCGCAGGGAAATAGGTAATATCGCACGGAATCACAACAATTGCAGAAATAGTCACAACTAACGCCGATTCTCCTTTACGCGGGGAATCGGCGTTGTATTGTTGCGTTTAGAAACCAAAGGACTACCGCCCCCTCGATTCCTGATGCGGCTAGCGGCTCCTCCCCAAATCCAAATCAGGAGAGAAGCACATGGCAAAGCGCAGGGGTCGTAAAAAGCTGACCGTCGTTGGCCCGCACCTGGGTCATAAGGCAATGCATCACAAGGGCCGTCGCCGCAAGGAAAGCAAGAAGAAGAGGGCCTAACTTGGGTTCATCCCCCATGCCGTCACCGCAGCAACCTCCACAGGGAGCGCCATCACCGCAGGGCGGTGGCGCTTCTCCTGTTGTGAAGCTGGCCATGCTGTCGCAGCTCATTCAAGGGCTCACGCAGCAGTTCCCACAGGGCCAGCAGGGCATTCAGATGATGCTCAAGGGGTTGCAGATGATCCAGGCCAGCGCATCGGCGGGATCGGCTCCGCAGCAAGCCCCAGCCCCACCCCGGTAGTCCTGAACGGTTTCGAGGAGAGAACACCATGACCGAACTCGAATGGCTCAAGCAGGAATCCGGGCTGACCGACGATGAGTTGAAGACCTACGAAACCATCCTCGGAGACAACAAGTTCAAGTCGATGCTCAAAAAGGTGATCGACGCCAACGCCTCACTGACCGCTGCGAAGACCAAGGCCGAAGGCGAGCTTGAGCAGTTCACTACCCGCTACAATTCCGAGTTTGTGCCCGCGCTCCGCGACGTGACGCAGCAGGCCATCGACTCCGACGCCAAACGCGCCGCCGCAGAAGCGAAGCTGGCGAAGGCGAAGGAGCTCGGAATCGTGATTGACGACACTTCCGCAGTGGACCCGAACAAGCAGGTTCGCGCCCCCGGATCTCCCGACCCGAATCTGGTCACACGCGACGATTTCGGCCAATTCCAGAACAGGCAGGCGAATACTCTGATGGCGTTGCAGGACTTGAACGCCGAGCACTTCGGCCTGTTCAACGCACCTCTAGGCGGAACGCAGGAGCTTGTCAACGAAGTCAACCGCCAGCATCTGCTCGGCAACAAGGGCTTCACGCTCAAGAATGCGTGGGAGCAGAAGTACAACGTTGCGACCAAGCGCACCGAGATTTCTGCCGCCAACCAAAAGAAGCACGACGACGAGATTCGCGCATCGGTTCTCAAGGAAGAGCGCGAGCGTGTTGGAGCGAACCCCCACATGCGCCGCGGCCAGCCGAGCCGGTACGACCGCTACAAGTCCACGGATGCGGGAAAGAGTGCGGAGAAGCCGTGGCAGTCGTCCCACAGTTCTCGTGAACGTAATACCGACTGGCGCAACCAGGCTTTGAGCAAGGTGCGCGAGGCGCAAGCAGCGTAAGTATTTTCAAGGAGAGATCCCGATGGCTTTTGGCCCGTTGTTTCCTGAGCTTTCCGCCACTACCCTCAACGAACTTGTCGACGGATATATCTACCAGAATTCATATGTAGGGACACCCTTTCAGCGGTACATGAGGGCGTCCGGCGCATACGATCCGTTCGGCGGCGGCGCGGGAATGCAGGTTCCCGACCTCTATCAGGGTGTTGGCGGTGGT